TCTAACAATGATGCTTCTTCTGTGCCTAGCTGTAAGTCATTTTGCAGATATGTTTGACGCTGTTCTGGTGTAAGGTTGGCAACGTTAATAAGTCGCTCCAATCCCATCTGACTTACATAAGACTCAGCACCAGCCTGTATAGGAGCAAGAGCAGATTCAATACGTTCTTGTCGCTTTAACTCCTGACCAGCTCTTAATGCTTCGATATCGGCTTCTTCTTGTGCTTTCTTCTGTAAGTCTAGGCCAAGTATCTGACTGGCTAAGTCTGCTTCCAAACGCTGACGACCTTCTGCACCCATCTGTGCAGCCATAAGCTGTTGACCAGGTTGTACGGTTGGACTACTTAACCTGGCAATCTCAGCATCACTACGACGCTGTGCTTGTTCTCGTGGACCACGAAGAGACGATTCAATCTTTGCTCGTTCTGCTTCAGTTAAACCAAGCAAACCCATCTCTTGACGACGCTCTAACTCTTGTAAACGCTTCTTTTGTTCTCTATCATATCGACTTGGAATAGCCTTTGGCAATGAACCTAAGGCGGTTGCACCAGCCGATATTGCTGCCATAGTTAACGGTTCCATAATCACCTACACATGAAATGTTTCAATCGTAAAAGATTGACAGTTAATATTACCTTTCTCTACCTTTGGGTTTAACACTACTGTAAACCTGTATCGACCTGCATCTAATGTTAGCATACGAGTTATCATTATGCTTCGATGACCAGCTGGTATACCACTGCGGCCACTATCCAATCCAGTCTTTACTGGCTCCAATGCACTATCTGCGGCAGTAGTATTCTCGAATACATATTGACGGGTGCCATCGTAACGTTTGTACACCCCATCTTTCTCATACTGTAAAATAAACTGATTGGCCCATCGACCTTGTCCAGGACTTTCAGCAACTGTACTATTCTCTTGAGCAAACGCCTTAAATGCTATTGTTATCATCACTGTTGTATTGTCAACAGGTATGTATACCTCTGCACCAGTATCGTACATAGACTGATAGTCTTGTACAGTCGTAGATACTTGGTTAATGCCTTTGGTTGTACTGGTAAACCAAGCGTACTGTTGTTTTACCCGTATCTTTGCTTGAGCTTGTAAAGTCTTAGTTACAAAGTCTGTTGTATACACTGTAGAGATTATTCGAGGAAGCGCAATAACTTCACCAGTCAATGAATCTGCAGCAATATCGGCAGCAATAATCTCTTGGTTTACATATTCACGCAAACCATCTTCATTAGATGCCTGATTGGTAGCACTTAAAACAGTATTGTCTACATAGGTATATGCTTTTGTGTATCCCATCAGTTCTCCACTACAATCATCTGAATGTGATTGTGTCGAATGTTTACAGTATTGCCAGACTTACCCACTTTGGCTTGGAGTTCAATCTTGTCGATTGTATCTCCAGCAGCAAGGGGATATAGGCCACTAAACCCAAAACATCGCCACTGAATACCATACCGGTTTTTATTCAGTCCTGAAGTGCTATTGGTAAGTGCAGCTCTAGCAGTTAGGCTATAAGTACAGTTAGCCAAAGTCACTGTTGTTACACCACCACCACTACTTGTTACCGTCATCAATAAACGAAAGGCATACGTGTTGTATGGTATCTGAGCATCCGTACCATCACCGTCATCTTCATCTAGGTCTAGTGTGCTAACCAAACCAGATGCTTGTACTCTTAGTAACGCCTTGCCATGTGTTGTATAACTTGGTTCAACTTGACTTTTTGTAGGTGATACGTTTTCAATAGTGGTGTAGGTGGTGCTGGTCATAGGCCAATCTGTTTGACCATCATAATCAAACGTGTCAAACGCTACAATGCGATTGCTTGTACTAAAGTGGTATCGGTTAGCCCAGTCAACTTGAGCATTAACATCTTCTATACTACCAGCAGCAACACTATCATATACAGCATTTAACTCCGCAGCAGTAGGTTTACTACCATCATCAAAGTATTGATTCCCTACAATTCCCATGCTTACCTCTTTGTATTACAGGCCCATATAGATGCACCATATATCTCTAGTTTACTAAATGGTTCACTAGCACCAGCTGTTGGTTTTACATCTGTGTTTACAGTTTGCCACTTTAACTCAAGCTTTATAGGCTGTGTACCTACAGATATACTGAATGGAATACTAAGGCTTTCAAGTCTTGGATACACACGACCAGTTTCTGCAATCAGCACATCGTTGCAAAACAAACCCCATCGTGTCCACCACTCTTCACCAGTTACATAAACTGTTGAAGATACTGTATCTACATCACAACCATGACGGAAGTTAATATCAAAACATCCATTCAATGTACCAGCTTGTGACTGAAACGTTAAGACAAACTCTTCAAACGTAGTGTCTACCTCTGTTAGATTGTTCCATCCACTAGACCAATCTTCTGTTTGTAAGTCAAAGTATACCAATGGTTTGTGGATGCCGTCTGCTACTGATTCTAAGTCTTGCCAGCGACGCATAAAGTAGTAGTCTTGTGTTTGACCTGTCCAGGTAAACGCATACAAATCTGACGTGCTGTTATCTGTTACATCGCATGGCACAAACTTTGTATTATCAATACTACCTACTGGCATGTTCTGACCATCTAAGCGACCATTGTAAACACCAATGGTTTCACGAGTATTGTCGTTAATGCTTTCTGGCTTGACTTGATCAAACCGCTTTTGACCGTGCTGTGTATATACTTTCATCGAGACTGCCCCTTTTGTACACGAGTAGACTGGTTCAATGCTGGCATACCAACAGCATCCGACAATACGTTAAACGATAAAAGATGAAATTGTTGCTCGTCTGTAGTCCGAATACCAAACTTAAACTGGTCTATTAGCTGTGTGTTTACATCGTATCGTAATGTGATTAAGCGACCTACACGTAAAACATTCCCACTAATAGTAAATGGAACCTTAGTTACAGATGCATCTATCTCCCCAAAAACAGCATCTTCCTTCGTTGTAAACACCGTTTCTGAACGAGCTTGCTTCTGTGTAGAAGTAGGCTCTTCTTCGTATGAGTAGTCAGTAGAATAGTAGAAGTCGAATCCATTGTCACCAAACGATAAGATACGCAGCTCAATACTGTAGTATCGTATCTTTACTGAGTTATCGTTGTAGCCATACCATTCAGATTCCCATTCGTGTCCAGGATTGTTTGTAGCCGTTATGGTTAACGTTGCTGCGGCTTCACTTAAAGTAGAGATTAATGCTTTCTGGCCCCAAGTGTTGCTGTTAGACATCACCTGTAAAGGCCCAAACTTATCAGTAGTTTGACCTTGAGCAATACTCCATTCTGGTGCGTTACCCAATAGGAAGCACCCATCAACTGTTGTAGATATAGCAGACCAGTAAGATGCTTCTGGTGTTTCCACATTGGTACGGAATGACCACATAGGTACCTGTGGTGTTAGATGCAATACAGCACCGGTATCTGGAACAATACTGTCAGCGGTTGGGTAGTGCATCCAAACCTCACGCTCCTTAGCACTGTAGGCGGCTACAGTTTTATGAAGCATAGGCATATTTCTCCGCTTGAGCTCTTGATCAATACCACCACTAATCTTTTGTACTTCCAAGCTTGCACCACCATTCAAGCCTCCAGTCAACATGTAGATGCCTTGTTCATTCATAAACACAACACCAAGCTGAGGAATAACCACGACACTGTTTGGAGCTGTTGTTCCAATAGTGCTGGTGATAGTGGACATGTAGTAAGTATTGTCGCCAAACGACACAATGTTTATGGCACTTTCCCTGAATACAATCAGATTGTTATAAAACGCTTGTACTTGTGTAATATCTCCACCAAACGCACTTGGTACAGTAAAGTAGTCAGTCAAACCAAACTGCTCAAAGATACCAGACTTACTGTAGATTAATCGGTCACCTTTGGCCAGCCATAGTCGATTATCCCAGACTTCACCATAACGCCAATCTGTATTGGTGATTGCGCTTTGTGATAGTGTTGGTGCTGTATCAACTAAGTATCTATCTGGTAAAGCATCTACGTAGAAGCGACTAC